GTCGTGGAGAGCACCGGGTTCACGGTCGAGGCGATCGGATATCTCCTGAACGCGCTCCAGGGCGTGAAATACGCCTATATGGCGATCAAGGTCGTGCTGGCCGATTTCACGGGCGCGACTCTCGAGTCGTTCTCCATGATAGCGAAGGCTGTCTCCGACAACCCGATCACGAAGTGGGCGGCTAGACTCCCAGGAGCGATGGGAGAGGCGGCGCGCGCGGTGCAGCAGAACGCTGGCGACATAGGCGATGACCTTCATTCGCTCGCCCAAGGATTCTTCGACGTCGGCGACTCGGTACAGAAGGAGCTGAACGACCTGATCGCCCAGGGCCTGCCGCACGACAAGTTCGTCGCCTTCGTGGCTCGCATGAAAACAGAAATGGACTCCGCGGCGAAGCAGATCGCAGCGCAGCGAGCGGCCATGAATCAAGGCGGCGGAGATCTCGGTATCACGCCCAAAGACCAATACAACGCGGCGCTTGCCGCTCAGCTCAGCGCGCTCCTAACGCACAATCAGACCGCGCTCCAGATCATCGAGCAACGCTATACGCAGGAACAGTCGCTCCTGAATGAAGCCCGGGAAAAGGAGTTCATCACCGACGACTATTGGCAGGGCCAGAGCATGCTGGTATTCGCCCGTTACCAGGATGCGCGTGCGACAGCGATATATCAGGAACAGGAGCAGCAACGGCAGAAGGCCATGATCGTCACGAACTTGGAGATGAACACCTGGCAGCTCGCGGCCGACTTCCTCCAGGTATTCGCAGGCAAGTCGAAAGCAGCGGCCATCGCAGTGATCGCTATCCAAAAGGCGCTCGCGATCGCGCAGGTGATTCAGCAGACCGCCGTCGCGTCCATGGCCGCGTTTGCTCCTCCTCCGATCGGCCTTGGTCCCGTCGCCGGTGCCGCGCTGGCAGCGCAAATACAATCCTTGGGAGCAATTCAGATCGCGCTTATCGCAGCGACCGGAATCGCCCAGGCCTCCCAAGTTGGATCAGGAGGCGCGAGTGCGGGATCCGTGTCCAATCCCATCGCCACCACGCCCGGCATTGGATCGACGGCGCCAGCCACCAGCTTGCCGGCATCGTCGCAAACCGTGGTGAACGTCAACATCACGAATAGCGGCGTTCTGGGTGACGATGGTATCCGGAAGCTCGTGCAGGATGAGGTAATCCCGCAGATAAAGGACGCGGTGGACAACCGCGACATCGTGATCATCGGCCAGAACTCGCGCCAGGCCGCGATCCTGCAATCCTGACATGGGCACGATCGCCTATACCGCCAAGCGCGACATCGAGACTCTCGGCCCTGCGCTCTCGATCACGGACGCGTTCACCTCCGCCGCCGACGATTCGATCAATGCGCTTTCATCCGTGCTTTCCGGTTTCGTCCAGGACCAGTGGGTGCAGGTCTCTGGCTTCACGCGCAGCTCAGGATGGTACCAGGTGAAGGCCAATTCGACCTCGGGGAAGATCCTGACGCTCACGCCGCCGATCGATCATCTGAGGTTGCCGGGCGTCGCGGGAAATTTTGCCAGCACTCCCGACAGCGCAGCGGCGAGCGTCACAGGCAGCATAGAGCTTACGGCGCGCGCCGTTCTGCCAGATTGGACGCAATCCGGAAACTGGCAGCTCATCGGAAAAGACGACGCAAGCACAAATCGGGATTACGTCATCTTTATCGGCTCCGCCGGCACACTGAATTTTCAATACACGAGCGATGGGGTAACGACGAGCGGCCGCATCGCAACCAGTTCTGCGCCGGTGCCATTTGTCGACGGCGTCATCGGCTGGTTCAAGGCCACTTACAATTCGGGCAGCGGTGTCGTCCAGTTCTTCACCAGCACAGATGGCGTGGTGTTCACGCAGCTGGGCACCAATATCACCATTACATCGGGCGCGATTCACAACGGCACTGGAGCCCTGTTTGTCGGAAATTCTCTCGTCGTTGGAAGCATCTACTACGCCGAGGTTCGCAATGGCATCGGCGGACCAATCGTGGCTGCGTTCGACCCGACTCGCGCGTCGCGCGGCGCGACGACCTTCGTGGCCGCGACCGGAGAAACGTGGACGATCAACAGCTCTGGCACGCCGCCGGCGTTGCTGCAAGGGCCGCAGCTTTTCGACGAGGGCGCGGAATATCTGAGCATACCGGGTATCGCCGGGAACAACGTGACTACGCCAGACAGCGCGGCTGTAAGTTTTACCGGAGACATCGACTTCCGCTCGAAGATCGCTCCCAATCTTTGGGCGACTGGGTCTGGATCGCAGGCGATCATCGTCAAGGACAACGTGGGCTCGAATTATTCCTACGCCTGGGTGATGGACCTGAGCGGATTCCTCTCCTTCTTTTGGACGGAGAACGGCACCGCTCTAAAGAGCGCTACTTCAACTGCCGCCGTAGGGTTCTCGGCGGGGAGCGCTCACTGGGTGCGCGTGACGTTTGACGTCAACAATGGCGCGAGCGGCCGCACCTTCGTCTTCTACACCAGCGACGACTACGACCCGACGACCGGACTTGGAACGTGGACACAGCTCGGCGCTACGGTGACGCAGGCCACGGCGACGAGCATCTTCGACGGAACTTCTCCGGTTGAGCTAGGCACCGAGAGCGCCGGACTTGCGACGTTCTTTTCCGGCAAGTACTACTACGCGGAGATGCGCAATGGCATCAACGGCACGGTGGCGGCGGTCTTCAATCCGGGACGCGCCGCTGCAGGGGCAACCTCCGTCGTCTCCTATACAGGAGAAACCTGGACGATCAACACGAGCGGCGGGACACCTGCCGCCCTAGTGCGCACGACGCCCGTGCTCATCACTGGCTATAAACGCGGCTTCGGCCAGACCTATCAACTCGAGTTCTATTCAGAGGTCTCAGATCGCAGCGCGAAGGCGATCAGGGCGTCGCAGACCGCCCTGGGCGGCGGCCAGCCCGAGGTCGTCTACACCAGGCGCGAGGTACGTATGGCGGTAACAGCCCTGGGACCGCCGAGCGGGGATCTGATCGATGAAACTTCCATGCCGCAATGGCGAGAGATGCTCGCTTCGTCCTTTGCCGGTGAGGTGATGCAGTTCGATCGATACGGCACCATCGCCGTCCCAGGCGCGATCGTCCCGGCCGTGCTCGATGATGACGGCTATCAGGAGGCCCGCATCGGCCCGAGCAAGTTCAAGCTCTCGTTCAACCTCCTGCTTCTGACCTGATTCCGTGAGGACAGACACCGCAGTCTTCGCGGCCGCGAATCGCGCTCTCTCGAAGGAGCCGCGCTACGTGATCGAGATGGCGTTCGATCTCGGGGCAACAGTGCTCCGATATTTCACCTCGCACACCGATGCGGCTTTGCCGGCGGGCGCAGTCGCCATATCGAACGTCGTACAGGCGCTTTCCGGCACCAGCCAGACGCTCAATCCAGACACGGCCAACGCGTCGATCGGGAATTTCAACTTCTCTCTTGTCGATCGCTCTGGATCCGTGACTCTCGCGCTGGGCGGACAGCTCGCCCTCGGGCGTTCGACCAGGTCACAGCGCGTGAGGCTTTATGTCGGGTACGCCGGGCTGGCCTGGTCGGATTATTCCCTTGTCCAGACTCAGATGGTTCAGGACGCCTCCTACAAGGACGGCGCGTATTCGATTCGATGCCTGGACGTGCAGCGGCAGCTGCGGAACAACATCTTCGACGTCGCGAGCACCACGATCACCGCGAGCGTTCTGGCGGCAGACACCACGATCAATGTGGTTTCGACAACCGACTTCGAGCTCCTCGAGCACGGCTCGACGTATAGCGATGCGCCGAACGCGACCGTTCTCTATTTCAAGTTGAATGACGAGGTCATCCGCGCTACCGGGACGACGCCGACTTCGTTCACTGGTTGCGCTCGAGGCGTTTTGAATACGCTCGCCGCGGACCACCCGGTTGATCCCACGTCGACCGCTGATCAGCAGCCGAAGGTAGACGAATTCGTCTATCTCGAGCTGCCGGCGCTCAAATTGATGTATGCGGTCCTCACGGGGAATATCCTCGGGACGGAGAACCTCTTCCCGCAATCGCAGACTCTGGACAATGCGGCCTGGACGAAGACCGCCTCGTCAGTCAGCGCGAATGCCGGAGCCGCTCCGGACGGAACGGTCACCGCGGACAAGCTCGTCGAGGACAACACGAGCACCTCGCATTCGATCGCTCAGAATCTCTCGAAGGCTACGGCCCCTGTCCAATATACCTATTCGGTCTGCGCCAAGGCCGCCGGCCGTAACTGGATCATCCTGCAGGTGCAGGACGGAACAACTGCGTGGTCTTCGGTCTATTTCGATATTTCAGCCGGCATCATCGGGAACGCACTCGGCGCCGCGACGATCACGCCAGTCCCGGGCGGCTTCTATCGTTGCAGCGTCACCGGCGTTTCGACCTCGGTCAATCTGGTGGTCGGCATCACCTACATGGCGCAGTCGAACGGCGGCCCTTCGAACTATGCAGGCGACGGAACCTCGGGCGTGCTGCTCTGGGCCGAGCAGCTCAATGTAGGCCCGCTCGCGCTGCCCTATGCAGTCACGACCTCAGCCGCGCGCGCAGGATCCATGCTTCCGACCTCGTGGAATCTTGGCGTCGATCCAAGCCTCGTCCGGCTCTCAGACTATCTGAACAAGGACGATCTCTACAGCGCGATCGACGACGATCTTGGATTCAACGTCTTCTTCCAGGCGATGAAGAAGACCGACGGGAAGAAGTTCCTCGAGACAGAGCTCGCGCTCTTGCTTGGTGTCTTCATGCCGGTCTATGCCGATGGCTCGCTA